ACGGTACACAAACAGCCACTTGTACATGTCCAAGTAGACAGATTGAAAAAGGCACGGACTTTTTAATTGAAGCAGGACAGGGTGATCCTAGTTACTGTGCTAAACATCCTGTAAGTGCGCCAAATCCTTTTGAGTAAACAGTCAACTACCAGCTAAAGGGCGCCAATAAAATTACACGGTGCCCTGCAAACTCTGTATACTTTCTCAGAGCAATTGCACCATCATGTAGTTCATCTTCATAAGTTTCAATTTGTTTTATCGCTTGCTCATAATTTGCAATACTGCAACAAAACATCTTGTTGAAACCCAATGCAAAAGGCACTAGCTTACCTGAGTGATTGGAGCTAAAAAATTCACATGCACCGCTGGCAACACCAGGCCATTCTATGTTAAAGATATCGTCAACCACCACCAATCCTTTATGAGAAATCAATTTGCTTGCAAGTTGTAGATCAGAATAGGTGTGACGTGCTGTATGACAACCATCAATTGAGATCAAACCAAACTGGTTTAAACCCAGTTGTGTATAATCAACCTCTAACGAGTCCCCTTTAACTATCAAGACTCTGTTAGTTGCAACTGCGAATTGATCAATATTGTTCACAAACTGGTCATAACTACTTTTGCCATCGGTATCAAAATATGCCCTGCCACTAGTGTCTACAGATTTTTCATAATCATCAAAGATGTCGACCGCTATTGCTCTATTTTTTTCAGGTGTCATGTTTTCTAAAGCAAGAAAAAACTTACCGTGGTAAACACCAATTTCAAGTGAATCATATTCCTGACCTTTGAGATTATGTTCTGTATAGAAACTGGTAAAGTTCAATGCTTGCGGTTGCAGCCAACCTGTTACTGCGTTGATGTGTGCGAAATCAGTATTCATTTTTTGCCTGTTGTGTTTTGGATAACCATATTTATAGACCGTATAAATATTGAGGTAAAAAATAAACATAAAGGAAACATTATATTATGACTGATTATAAAGTGGCAGATATCTCATTGGCTGAATTCGGCAGGAAAGAAATAAAACTAGCAGAAAAAGAAATGCCTGCTCTTATGACCATAAGAAAAAAATATCTAGATCAACAGCCGTTGAAAGGAGCAAAAATTGTAGGATGCATCCACATGACAATTCAGACTGCTGTGTTGATTGAAACATTGGTAGCACTAGGAGCAGAGGTTCGGTGGAGCAGTTGTAATATTTTTAGTACACAGGATCATGCAGCCGCGGCTATTGCAGATCAAGGTATACCTGTGTTTGCCTGGAAAGGACAAACAGAACAAGAAGCAGAATGGTGTATACAACAGACAATTGAAGGCTGGGAGCCAAACATGATTCTTGACGATGGTGGTGATGCAACAGCAATGATTCACGAACATTATCCGCATCTACTTCCTGCAATTCGTGGCGTAACAGAAGAAACTACCACAGGTGTACATAGACTTTACAAAATGTTAGAGCAGGGTAAACTTATGATTCCTGCAATCAATGTAAATGATTCAGTGACCAAAGCCAAAAACGACAACAAGTATGGGTGTAGACATTCGCTAAGTGACGCACTCAAACGTTCCACGGACATGTTGTTAATGGGTAAACAAGCAATTGTAATGGGCTATGGTGATGTCGGCAAGGGATCAGCACAAAGTTTACGTCAAGAAGGCATGATTGTTCGAATCACCGAGTCAGATCCAATTTGTGCTATGCAAGCATGCATGGATGGTTTTGAAGTTGTTAATGCATTGGACTGGGCACATGTTACAGATGTTTTGGTTACAGCAACAGGCAATGTGAATGTTTGTGATAGTAACATTTTAATGAGATTAAAAAATGGTTGTGTTGTGTGCAACATTGGGCACTTTGACAACGAAATTAATACCAATTTCTTATACAATCTAGTAAACGAACTAAAGTACGACATTGAAGAAATCAAAGATAATGTAGAAAAAATCTCAAGAACTCCAGACAAAAACGACACGGATAACTATATCATATTATTAGCAAAAGGCCGATTGGTCAACCTAGGAAATGCAACAGGACACCCAAGTCGTATCATGGACGGTTCGTTTGCAAACCAAGTACTAGCCCAAATTGAAATGTTTAACAACGCACCAAGAGATGTTTCCATCAAAGTGCTGCCTAAGAAATTAGACGAAGAAGTTGCACGGTATATGGTGGAAGGGTTTGGTGGATACATTACGCCATTAACGCAAGAGCAAGCAGATTATATTAATGTTCCTGTAACCGGTCCATTTAAGTCGGACGACTACAAGTACTAAATACTTATATGAGAGCAAGAGAATTTGATGAAGCCTATCAAGGAGGACTACGAAAGTGGTTCAAACAAAAGTGGGTAAACATTGGCAAGAAGAAAAAAGGCGGTGGACACCCTGAATGCGGAACCAGCGGAGATAAAAAAGGCTATGCAAAGTGTGTTCCACAGAGCAAAGCATCCAGCATGTCTGACAAAGATAAAAAGTCGGCTGTCAGCCGCAAGCGTAGTGCTCAAAACAAGGCAGGCCGCGGCGGTAAAAATCAACCAGGGCAAGGCAACAAGCCAATTAGAGTAAGCACAAAAGCAAAAAAATAACCAAAACCTAGTGACATCTCCTATATTTGAGTATATACTGTACTCACAACAATAGGAGATTCCATGGACACTAAAGTATTCAATACTGAACAAAAAGCAAAACTTACACAACTGATCAATGAGGGCATGGGTGTGCTCACAGAAGTCGAAACCCTCAACGAAGGACTCAATGAAACAATCAAAGCAATTGCTGAGGAACTGCAAGTTAAGCCAAGCATTCTTAAGAAAGCAGTAAAGATTGCACATAAAGCCAAGTTTGGCGAAGCACAAGCTGACCACGAAGAGCTTACTACTATTTTAGAAACAGTTGGACGGACATTATAAGTATCTGAATGAGTTATGTTGACGCACTGTTTGAACGCGACAAAGATCGCATCCATGTAGTAGAAAGAATAGCTGGTAGACGAGAGTATCGTGAATATCCTGCTAATTATGTGTTCTACTATGATGACCCACGAGGCAAATTTCAAAGCATCTACGGCACTCCTGTAAGTAGATTCTCAAGCCGTAATAACAAGGAGTTCCGCAAAGAGCTTCGAATGCAACAAGGCAAAGGTATCTATGAAAGTGATATTAACCCTGTGTTCCGTTGTTTTGAAGAAAACTATAAAGATGTGGATGCACCAAAACTACAAACTTGCTTCTTTGATATCGAGGTTGACTTTGATCCTGTAAAAGGTTATTCAAAGCCCGACGATCCTTTCAACGCAATCACAGCAATCACAGTGTATTTGGACTGGATCGATCAGTGCATTACACTGGTCGTCCCTCCAAGACATATGAGTTGGGAAACTGCACAAGAAATATGCAACGAGTTTGAAAACACATTCTTGTATGAACGTGAAGAGGACATGCTGTTGCAGTTCTTAGATCTCATTGATGATGCAGATGTGCTTAGTGGTTGGAACAGTGAAGGCTTTGATATTCCATACACTGTGATGCGTATCACGAAAGTACTCAGCAAGGACGATACTAGACGTTTTTGTTTGTGGGGACAGTTACCCAAACAACGAATGTTTGAAAGGTTTGGCGCAGAGAACTTGACATTTGATCTTGTAGGTCGTGTACATCTTGACTATATGCAACTGTACAGAAAATACACATACGAAGAGCGTCATAGTTACAGTTTGGATGCAATTGGCGAGTATGAACTAGGCGAGCGCAAGATTGCGTATGAAGGCACACTGGATCAACTGTACAATCAAAACTTCAAAACGTTTATTGATTACAACAGGCAAGACACAATGTTGCTTGCCAGGATGGACAAGAAACTACGCTTCCTGGATCTAGCAAATGAACTAGCACACGCCAACACAGTGCTCCTACAAACAACAATGGGTGCTGTGGCTGTAACAGAGCAAGCAATCATCAATGAAGCGCACGAGCGCGGTTTAGTAGTGCCTAATCGCAAGGAAAGACTCAGCGATGATGACACCGCGGCGGCAGGTGCATACGTTGCATATCCACGCAAGGGCATACATGAATGGGTAGGTTCAATTGACATCAACAGTCTATATCCTAGTACTATTCGTGCTCTTAATATGGCACCAGAAACCATTGTTGCACAACTGCGTCCTGTGATGACAGAGC